CTGTTCTTTTATAAAAACCAATAGCTTGTAGCTTTCTAACGTCGTTTTCAGGCATCTTGATAAGATGCGTAATACGTGGGCAAGATTCTAAGTCAGTCGTATAGTAAGGTACGATCAAATCTTCGGGTACTATAAACTTGGATACGGGTCTTTGTAGGTTTTCGTCGTAGTAAACTTTTTTGAACGCAGATCCAGCCAACGGCAGATAAAACAACATTTGGTCTAAATCTTCATCGTACTCTTCCATTACGTGTACGATTTGGTAATTCATAAACTCGCGCACACGTTGCGCTTGTTCTTCTATTGTAGAGTCGTAAGCACCAACAACTTGAGTCTTAACTGGACCGCCTGCGGGCAATAATTCTTTGTAAGCCTGCGCTTGGAACTGGGTTACGGCTTCTCCCAATAACGGGTGAATTACGCCGCTCGCTCCTTCAAATGGTTCTGATCGGGTTTCGTCAAAACGCATACCTAAATATTTCAAACCATCGGTATAAGTTTTTTCCCAGTCTTCTCTACTGGAACGATCTGATTCTATACTGCCTACTAAATCTATATAAATTCTACCGAGTTCGCTATCAGACAAAACATCGGCTAAGTTTTCACCAAACTCAGATGTCATTTGAATTTCGGGTGCGGGTCCTAGTAGCGCAGAACCGTCTTCTTGTATTTCTACGTCAGCTTCTTGTAGACCTTCTAATACTTCAATAATATCGTCTTCTAAACCATCGCCAGATTGCGTGGTCGTCATATCCATTTCTTCAGGCATCTGATTTGCTGGATCGGGTGTTAGTCTCTCTATAGCCATTAATAATAAATCCTCTGTCTTACTCCCATATCATCGTCATCGTAGTCAGTAGCCAAATTCAAAAAGCCACCTTCTCTGAATCGCATGATTGCTTGCGTCATAGTATCACATAGGTCATCGTTTTTGCCAAAAGGAAATGAAGCACACTCTTCGATCATCTCTTCAGCAAACATACGCTTGGGTGCGTATACCATACCCGCTTCAAAGACTGGAGCGACTGAGTGCATACGAGTGGTCTTATCATGGCCTCTGGTTGGCGAGTAATTGACTACGGGTATGCCCATACGTCTAAGCTCCTGAGTTAGAGGTGTACCTGAAGCTTTGGCTTCAATCAACACCATATCCGTCTCCCAGTAGTTGTACTCGCGCATGGCTATCTCTTTGAGTTCAGGAAAGTCCCAACGACCTTTTTGACAATCCAAAAGAATAATAGAATCGGGTGAATCGTCTGTTGGTCTGAATACTCCCCACGTAGATATAGCAGAGTAGTCAGCTGATTCTTTTCTTGAAAAAGCGGTATCGTAACTTTGCATAATATATTGCACGTTAGGTAAGCTGTCGTTTTCCCAAGGTTGCCACCACTCACGTTTGATAATCGAACCCTCTTCCGCTGTTGGGTTTTGCATCCACTGAGCGTTCCATTTCATACCAGGCAAAGATGCCTTAACTTTCAATAATTCGTCTTCAGGCCAGAACTCAGGCCAAAGCGGTTTGTCGGTTTCAGGAAATATGGCTGGAAACTCTATCACTTCCCATTGATCGGCAAGCGGTTCTTTTTGCGCTTCTAATAACTTAGCCGTCAGATCAATCGCACTCCAGCGCGTCATTACAATAACAATCGATCCGTTGGGTTGTAGACGCTGTCTGGGACCAGACGTGTACCATTCATACGCGGACTCCAGCGCTGTCGGACTGAGAGCGTCTTGCTCTGAATGTGGGTCGTCAATAATCAATAGATCCGCACCACGTCCCGTTACCGCTCCGCCTACACCTGCGGCAAAGTATTCGCCCCCTTGATTGGTTTCCCAACGTCCCGCAGATTTGTTGTCGGCTTGCAGTTTGACTTCAGGAAATATTTTTTTGTAATCGTCTTGATCCATCAAGTTACGCACTTTACGACCAAATCGTACAGCCAGTTCCCCCGTATGCGTTGTCTGCATAATCTTCATCTTGGGTTGGAGTCCCATAATATAAGACGGAAAAAAAGTGGATGCGAACTCAGACTTGGTATGTCTGGGTGGCATATTGACGATCAAACGTCGGCACTTGCCTTCGGCGACTTCTTGGAGCTTTTCAGCGAATATTTTATGGTGGCGCCCGCAGATAAACTCGGGCCAGATATGTTCAACGTAGTTGATAAAACTACTTTGGCACTTGTCTTGTATTTGAAAGCCGTCTAACTTCTCTTTCAACATCAGAGCTTCTTTCAGCTCTGTCTCGGTTAAACTGGATAGATTCATCCGTCAAATTTCTTACCCGCGTTATCAAACATAATTGAATAGTTGGCGTTGATCTTACGCTGTACTTCGCGGGCAGCGGCTTTGTCTGCGTTAGTAGCGCCAGCCGAGTTGATAATACGTTCTTGTTGTTCAAATATATTTCTAAATACTGGGTTGTATTGTTGTTTGACCGCAGTTATTTCCTCTGGCGCCATACGCGCTAGTTTATTGGCTAGGTCGGTAACGGCTTTACTGCCAACTTTGAGTAACGCTGCACCTGGTAATAAATCGGTAACGCCTAGACCCATCTGTATTGGGTCGCCTTCTTGCATACCCTTTTGCAAAGAAAAGCCAGGTAACATATCTAGCATATTGGATCCAATCGAAGCGATACCACGTTTGACGGGGCTACGTTCCAAACTGATCGGATCCATTTTCAAAGCGCGGGTCAGAGGGGTACCGAAAGCTGCACGCTTCTCGGCTTCAGTTAGGGGTTGGATTGAACCTACGTCGGGTAGTTCAGCTAAGTCGCCTTTGGCAAACTCAATTCTATCTATATCTTTATCAATATCCTCTGTAGATGTGCCAAAATACTCTGCAACTGTATCTCTAGTTTCAGGAGAAACATATTGAGCTTGCCTCATCCTACCCAGTATTTCTAAATTTTCTTTTCTAGTATTTGGAAATAAACGACCCGTTGTATTATTTAACAAATCCATAAAGCCAAAATACGCTTTGTTTCCTATTGAATCAGACTCGCTTATATCTTCTCTTTTGCGTAGCATGTTAGCGCGAGTTAAATCAATAAAATTTCTTAAAGAAGTAATATCAGTATTACCTTTTAAAAAATCTTCTTTAGTTTTAGTTTCAGGAATAACATATTGTTTGCCCTGATATTCAATTATTTTTTTTGATTCTATTAAAGATTTAGGAAGATTATAAAACTGTCTTTCTAAATCTGGGGGACCAATATCATCTATAGATGGTAGTTCAGCCATCTTACATCATCTGGGATAGTTGTCCGTCGATAGAGTCTTGGCCTGCCATTTCTTCAGCAACCATCATCATCACTTGCTGAATATCTTCTTCGTCGAGTCCCATCTCTTTCAAGGCGGCAACGATTTGTTCTTCACTAGCGCCAGACTGAATCATCTCCATCACCATCGTCATCACTTGTTGTATGACCATCGCTTCTGGAGCTACTTCTTGAAGTTCTTGTAAGCCTTTGTCGATTTCACTTTCAACTGCGCCACCTTCGGCAAAACCGAGTTGTTCTTGTTGCATCAAGTTTCTTTCTTGTATATCCATATCGCGTATTTCGTCAAAGGCTCTTGGGATATCAATTCTAACTCTGTCTCTGTCCATATTGGATATAGTTCTACCTTGACCACCCATCATCATTCTTTCCAATCTGTCTGACTCATCCATATCAGACATCGTACGTCCTGCATCCATTTCAGATTGATAGCCTTGAACTACTCTGCCAACAAAATCTTGTATCGGCTGTCCCAATTCTCTAGCAACATCAGCAGCTTCGTCTAAAAGATCACCGTAAAATTTACCCACCTTAGCTGCATTTCTACCTAAATTTTCTGGACTAAATCCACCTTGTCTGCCTATTTCAAAAAGTCCTAATCCACCTGCTGCTATTAATCCTGGTTTACCAAGACTAGCTAAACCACGCATCCTAGATAAAGTTTTAGCTGGTAAGGTTAAAGAACTAGGTTTAGGAGTAGCCATAGTTCCAACTGGAGGTCTGCCGCTACCTGTTAATACTTTTTCTGCAACGCCAGTCATACGACCAGGCATATTACGTTGAACATTTGGACCTGTTGTACCAGGTCTTCTACCAGAAGCTACTTCATCTCCTCTTGCGTACATTTGGTTATACATATCTGTTCTGTTCATATCGTTATCCTAATCGTTTTAATAATATCTCAATCTTATTGATATCGCCACCACCAGCCATACCCGTTCTTAAATTACCAAAGTTTAAATTTCGAGGTAATTGTATGTTCTGTAATTGATCTAAGTAGTTGGGTGGTAAATTTATCTTGGACATATCAATAGGTGAAACCGAAGGTTTACTGATTCCTAAATCTTGTCCCGTTATCGGTACAGATTTGTTTTCGTAAGCTTGTTGAGCTATCAAATTAGCGCTGGCATCTTTAGCTGCCTGTACGTCACTTAGCGAGGCTGTACCTGCGGCGCTGGCTGCTTGTAGGTTAGCGAGTGCGTCCGCTTCATTCTGTCTGCCAATCGCTCTTTCATCCTCAAAACTCATATAGTTGGGATTGTAGGTGTCTTTAATTAATTCTTTTTCTGGCGGTTCGTTTAATTGATCCAGATATTCTTCTGCGGTAGGAGCAGTTTGCACGCTGCCAGTTACGTCTGTAGTTGCGGGTAAATCTTCTGCGACTACGTCTGCGGCACTTAGGTTGTCTATTTCTGTCTGTAAAGTGGCTATCTGGTCGGCGTAGTTTGCTTCAAGCGACGTCTTTTGATCCTCTAGGGCTTGTACTTGTTCGTCTGCTGCCGTTGCTCGGATGACGTCTTGTTCTGCGATAGCGTCGTCCCTTTCTAACGTAAGTGCGTCAATACTGCCTTGCAGATCGGTAATTGTACCTTCAAGGGTAGCGATATTGGTTTGTAAGTCTTCACGCTCTACGCCGAACTTGTCTTCAAGCTCTGCAATAATATTGGCGCGCTCAGTTAAGAGTTCCTGTTCTTTGGCGTTGACGGCTGCCAACTGATCTTCAGCGGCTTGCGCTGTAATCGCATCTTGCTGTATGACGGCCTGTTCGTATTGATTGGTAAGGTTGATCTTGGCTTCTCGAAGCATTTGTATTTCTGACTCGGCATTTGTTACCGCCGTTTGTAAAATATTGCGAAAATTTTGGGTGCCTAGGATTCCTTGAGGTCTTGTTGGAATAATATTGGGGGTACCCCCTCTCGTAAGTAAGTCGCCTTCAGGTAATTCCTGGGGGGCAGAAAAATTTATTTGTTCTAATACGCTGGGTGGTAAGGATGCTTGCGCTATCTCTATAGGACTACGAACAGCTGAACCAGGCTCGGGTAAATTCAAAAATGAATAATCGTTTACAAATCTTCCGCCGCTGGTTGGATCTTGAGGACGTCTGGGTGGACGGGTGCCTGGGAATCTAGGTAAGCTAGGTTGAATAGTTATAGGTAACTCGTCTTCGCCTCGATAACGCATATCTGTAAAACCTAAATCATCAGGCATCACTTGCGATTCAAATCTTGGTTCTCTTGGACTAGCCATACAACTCCCATATTTATTAGTCGTTGCAGGCAGTCAAAAATTACATTTCTGGAGAAAGCGTGAACAAAGCTCATCTACCTGCAACTGTTTGGAAAAATTATATAGGTAAAAGATAGTTTTTAACAAGGAAAAAATAGGGTGGTTGAGATATGTTTGATTAAGTATTCATATTATTGTCTAAACCCTATCTTATATCTTAGTATACCTAAAGGGGGTACGCAGTTCTGCATACCGCGTCGCAGACCCGATTTTCCCGACCCGATAGAGTCCCTTTTTATAGACAAAAAAAAGGGCAAGTCCTCCAAGCTTGCCCTTCACTCTTACGGAGTTCTTATAGTAACTCGTATTTCTTTTCCCAATCGTTTAGGGTTTTATCTAACCCGTACTTCTCATCTAAGACAACGCTATAATCGGACACCCTCTCTACTCCGTCGTTGAAGTTCGTCCAATAGATGAAGCCGATATAATCGTCCTCTTCCGACAGATTAAAGATAAGATCAGGAGCTATATCTATCCCCCCTAATTTTTCTTCTTTTCTATATATCTCTATCCTTGCTTCATCAACTGCGTCTACCCCTTCGTACTCGTCGCCTTCCTTTTGATTGCAAGCAAGAGAAGTGTCTCTGGTCAAACTAACCAACTCCTCTTCGTCGCAAGTAATAACGTAGGCAAGCTTTCCGTCAGTCCTTAGAATGGACTCTAAGATTTCTACTAATAAAGGTTTCATC